GCCGCCGAGTTCGCCGCGCCCAACCATGCCGGACTGAGCCATGCTGCGTTTGGTGCGGCCAAACGCGTCCTTCTCAGCCGCGTTGTGATTGCTCATGCCTTCATAGGTGTCGAGTACCACGGCCTCCGCGTCCTCGAAGCGCTTGATCTTGAGCAGGTAGCCCTCGCGCTCCGTGGAGCGGCCACACTTGTAGGGGGAACCCGGCGTGCGAATCATCACGCCTTCATAACCTTCACTCACGCAGCGCTCCTCATAGGCCATCAAATCATCGAGTGAATGCATCTCCTCCGGTAGCACTTTATCGACGTGATCGTAGTCGGGCAGTCGCGCGAGTTCCTGCATCCGGCAGGCATACGGCACGTCGATGCCGTCGCTCACATAGTCGAAGACGGCGAAGGTGAAATCAGGCTCACCACTCTCGCGGCCCACATGACCAGCGGTTTCGTTGAAGGTGGTGCCTTTCACGATGAGTTCGCCATCCAACCCATCAGGCAGGTTGGCTTCGATCCACTCGCGAATGAAGCGATTGGACACGGGCTTGAAGCTGCGCGTCAGGGCGCGGCCATTGATCTTGAGGCAACGGATGCCGTCGAGTTTGGGAGTGGCCAGCAGCGGGAAGCTGAGGGCATTGAGACGCTCGCATTTATCGGCGAGCATGGGTTTGGTGATGGTGGATGAGGCGGCGGTGATGTTCATAGCTTGGAGTGCCCATGTGGGCATCCTGAGGGCCTCGTCACCGTGGCTGCGTGTGTCGCACCGATTTGATCACCATATTAGAGGCTCAAAATACCGGCTCACTTGCATGCACAAAACCAACCTCTTGGTTGCGCATAGGATGCGTTTAGAGAGCACGAAGAGGCCACAAGGTATGAGAGTATGCCGACCCCCGACATGCACTTGTTGCGACCATCAACGCATGTTGTTGCGACCATCAGGTCAGCCTTCAATCAAGTGATCGAACAACCCTGGCTGCAACGGTTCCAACGCCGCCTGCTCCGCTTTGAAGAAATCCGCCTTGGTTTTCCCGCGCTTCTTGCCCTCGCGCGTGTGGCAGTCGTAGGCGTATTCGGGGATGGCGATGTAGTCACCACTGCTGCGCAACTCCAGCGCAAGCGTGTCGGGATCAAGTCCCGCCGTCTGATCATAGACGTAGTTTTGCAGGTGATCGGGATCACGGCTCTTCTTCGATAAGCACAGCAGGATGACCGCCTTGCTGATGAAGATACGGCCCTTCGCTTGCTTTGGCGGGATGCCGTCATTGATCACAAGATAGGAATCATGCAGCGCCTTCACCTCTTGCGTGAGGATGCCCCAGCAGTCCTCCGCGCTGATGGTCAGCAGGCGCTTCCACACATACTTGCCAAAGCCGCTCTGCCACAGCTCCAGTGCCCAGTAACCGGCCAGAGCCGCATCGCCCCGGCGGATGGCTTTCTGCATCGCAGAGGATACCTCGCTGAAGTTGTAATGACGAATCGTGCGCAGTTGCATGGGGTTGGCGGGGAAGAGATCTGGGAGGTCCATGAATGGAGGCCTCGTCACCGTGACTTCGGGATTCCATCCGTTTGCATCACCAAATGATGCCGTGAGGTTTGAGTGGGTCGCAGGGTTTGGGAGGTGCCTTGGGGTGCGTCATCAGAGCGCGACGCTTTGACGGCGTGAAGCGCTCATCGAGACGCGCTCTTGGCTCTTGTAGTCACCGAAGTCGATGTGGGCCTTCCACTTGCGTTTCAGATGCCGCTTCTCAGTGGCGATGCGCTCCGCACTGCGGAAGATCGAATTGCCGCCGAGGTTCTTGTCACGCTCCTGCACGAAGCAGAATCGCGCCTCATTCCAGACGAGTCGGTTGTCCATCAACTCCTGGAGCGTGGCGTCGATGTCGCACTTGCATCGCAGTAACTCGTCCCACTTGGGAACGCCGCCATTCGCATCACGGACCACACCCACGGCTCCGCCCACCCAATGATTCACGCCAAAGGGATCGTTGCGTTGCAGCAGGCGTGGATCGCTACGCTGATGCCAGCCAAACAGCCGCGCACTGGCTCCTCTCGCGTTGTAGGCCGAGTTGCTGAGCATTTGCAGCGTCTCCTCCACGGACAGCTTGCGACAGCGCAGGGATACCATGCAAACGCACGCGCTGATGTCGTCATCGAGCATAATGATGGCGTCTTCTTTGAAGTGACGCAGCACCCAGTTGCGCAACGTGGAGATACCCATCACGGCATCAGGCACCGTGACCTTCTCCAACGGGATGTGGGCATATTGCTCAAGCTCGCTTTCCGGCACGAGCAGCGTGGCGTTCGGGAACAGTTTGTGGCTGGTCATCGTTCGCGCCCGACTGCGGCTCAGGATGACCAGGCGCAGGCTCAGGGGTTGCAGTTCCGGCCATGGCGGCTCGTTGGCAGAGTTCGATGAGGCGTTTTCCATAGAGGACACGGCCGATGCCGAGTTTTTTGGTGGTTCGTGTGATGGAGTAGTTCACCTCGCGCACGCCCATGAGTTGCAGCACCTGCATCCAGTCACGCAAATCATGGAACATGAAGACGAGGTAGTCGTGGTGCTCGAAAGCCTGGCACTCCATGCGCGGGATGATTTCCATCTCCTCGGCAGGGTCTTCGGCGTCGAACAGTTTGCGGATCTCATCTTCGGCAAAGCCGGTGAGTTCGAGATCAAAGGAGGGATCGCTTTCCTGGATGGATTTGAGCAGCCGCTTCAAATCGCCTTCATCGAGTTCCGCCAGTTCTGCGAGGCGGTTGTCGGCGAGCAGATCGGCGAGTTCTTCGGCTTCGCTGGCATAGTCCTGCTCATCCACCGGCACGGATTCACAGCCGATCAGTAGTGCGGCCTCCAGCCGGCCATGACCGCGCACGATCATGCCGCTGCGTTTGGAGAGGGTGATCGAGTTCCGCCAGCCCTGCTCCTGAATGATGGAGGCCAGCAAGGCGATCTGATGCGCGCTGTGCCGGTTTGGGTTCGCTGGATTGGGCTTCAGCGTATTGGGATCAATCAGCCGCGTGTGGGCGCAGTAAATGGGAATACTCACGCACCGCGAGAAGTGTCAACGGCGTTGACGTCAGATGCGGGCTATGCGTGACTTGCGTATGGCTGCCATGAAACTTCCCAAAGGGGTGACTCCCCGTAAATTTGCCCGCACTCTTCAGGCGTGGCGCGAGAAAAAGGCGTTCAGCCAGCGTGATGCGGCGGAGTTTCTGGGCATCAGCAAGCGCACGCTGGAGAACTGGGAACAGGAACGGGCCACACCGCGTGGCTATGCCGTGGTGGCGCTGATGAAACTGCTTCCTGGCAAAGGTGGTAAGTGAATGAGCCTTGGAATAATCGTCACCTATGGCAAAGATTCCACATGCTAAAGCGCTCAACCAGAACAACACGCCAAACCGCAAAGCCGAAGCAGGGCACCGAATGCTTGGTTTTTTTATCTGAGGCACGGGCTTACATCACTTCACTTCGATTTGACCCCGATGCCAAGAGAAGCACATGCTTCATGCCGTTCTGCGGCCTTTACTGGCAGGACGAAAATTTTGAGGATGTGTTCAGGCTTCCCTTGCAGGCTAAACGACAGATCGTGATGATTTTCGCTATTCGCAGCCAGCTCTTTGCTGGTCGCAGATTGATGCGTGAGGATCGCCAGCTTTGGAACGCGTTCATGCGTGAATTTCCGCACTGTCCCATAGCCCTTCGTTCAAAACGGACATCCGAGATGAAGGAGTTGATGCAAGGAGCCTGGCAGGTTCATGATGATGTATTTTCCGGTTGGGACACAGAAGTGGAAGCACAAGACGACGGCACGCAGGTAGTCCGTCGTGTTCGTCATCCCAAACCTCCTTCGTCCGGCCCAGCAGGTTAATTTGACTCCGCAGCCAGCGGAGTCATGGAAACATCACTCCCTCCCGATCTCGCTCGTAAGTTGCTCAATAAAGATCTCGCCAACTTGGTGCAACGTGTGCATCACGGTGGCAAACTGACTCGCGCTGAGCGTTCGATGCTGCAAAATCTCGCCAGCAGTTCTGCGGGCGGGGATAAAGTGGGGCCTGCGTTTGCGAGGAACTTCGTGGATCTTGCCGACATTCTCGGTGTCACACGCCAATCGATCACGACATGGAAGAAGCGGAAGGACTCCCCTTCCCCATCAGCCAATGGTCTGCACGATGTGGCCGCATGGCGCGAATTCATGAAGCAGCATGATCTCAAGGGAGGCTCTCCAACAACCGATCTCGAAACCGCCCTGCGCGCCCGCAAACTACTGGCCGAGGTGGAAGAGCGCGAACTCAAGGTGACCGTGCGCAAAGGCCTCTATGTCGCGATGGAAGACGTGCGTCAGGAGTGGACGCGTGTGGCGGGACGCGTCACGAACCTGTTGCGCAACAAGTTTGAAAACGAATTGCCACCAATCTGCTCAGGCCTCGACGCAACTGGCATTCAGGAGGAGAACCGCAAGGCCATCGACGAGGTGCTCACACTCCTAAGCCAAGGTCATGGATGAAATACTGGCAGAGATCGGACGCCGGATTTGGCGGCCGCCCGACCGCCGACCCCCATGGGCCTGGGCGGAGGAGCATATTCATTCGATCCCCTACTCACCGGTGCCGGGAAGGTTTCGTGCGGACAACTCGCCATGGATCAAGGAGCCCCTCGAGGCACTGGTCGATCCACGCGTTCGAATCGTCTCCATCATCGCCTCGATCCAGTCCTCAAAAACTACGGTGGGCGAAATTGGCCTATGCTACATCATCGCCAATTTACCCGGTCCCACGCTCTGGCTCGATCAAACCGACGATGACGCACGCGATCAGGCAGAGAGTAGGCTGGGTCCCATCTTCGACGAATGCCCGGCGGTGACCGCCCTCTATCCGCGCGACCGGCACAAGATCAAAACAGCCACTAAACACTTCAGCTCCGGCATGACGCTGTGGGTTCTCGGGGGAAACAATAAGACCAATCTTCAGCGCCGCTCCATCCGCTGGCTCATTTTTGATGAATGCTGGAGGGCCGCGCCGGGGCACATGGCCGAGGCCGAAGCGCGTGTCACCGCCTTCGGTTGGTTAGGTAAGTGCCTTTTCATGTCCCAAGGCGGTGAGGAGAACGATGACACACACCGCAAGTTTGAAACCACCGACATGCGCGAGTGGACGTTTGAATGTCCACACTGCCATCTGCGCCAGCCATTCAAATGGGAGAACGTGGAATGGAGCAAGGACGCACGCGATGAAGTCGGAGAATGGAATTTTGCCCGCGTGCGCGAAACCGTCTCGCTGACTTGTGAAGGCTGCGGTCATGCGTTCGATGACAGCGACCGTACGCGACGTGTGCTCAGCGCCACGGGCCGTTATGTGCGCACCAATCTGAACGCGTCGTCAGAGAACGTCGGGTTCCATTGGAACGCCCTCTGCGCGATGAGCTGGGGCAGGCTTGCTGAGTTGTATCTGCGTGCCAAGGCGGCTGCGAAGCAGGGCGATCTTGAACCACTGCGGCAGTTTTATCAGAAGCGACTGGCGCTGCCATGGCGTGACTATCTGGAGGATTTTAAATTGGAGATCACGCCCAGCGGCTATCGCCTCGGTGAAACATGGGACGATGAAGCCGCCGTGAGCAAGCATGGCAAGTTACTCACGCCGCCCTTCGATGCCGACCAGGTCGCCTCTCCGCTTCGCTTCATGACAGTGGACTGCCAGATGGATCACTTCTTTGTGATCGTGCGCGGCTGGTCCCTCGATGGTTCTTCGCGCCTGGTGTGGCGCGAACGTGTTCCCACCTGGGATGAAGTGCTCAGTCTGCAGGAGCGGTTCACCATCCATGCCAACCTCGTGTTCGTCGATGCCGGTCACGCGACGTATGACGTGTATCGCGAGTGCGCCAAGCATGGCTGGGTGGCGTTGATGGGCGACCGCCGTGCCACCTATGTTCACCGCACCAAGGATGGTCGCAGTGTGCATCGGTTCTACTCGCCGCGTCGCAAGGTGGTGCTGGGTCGCACGCAATCATGCTCGGTGTTCTACTGGTCCAATCTGAACATCAAGGACATGCTCGCCCGGTTGCGCCGCAATCAGGACCCGGAACGTGGTGCCACTTGGGAAATCGCTGAGGATTCTGGAGACGATTACCTCACGCAGATGGAGAGCGAGCAGCGCGTGCGCAAAAGCGGCAAGTGGCTGTGGGAACGCATTGGCAAACGCGCCAATCATTACTGGGATTGTGAGGCCATGCAGGTGGCTGCCGCCGTGATGCTCAAGCTCGTAGGGCAGGAGTCCGTCAAAACTGGAACCGAGCCTGACGAGGAGACTGAACCGGTCGCAGATTGACACGGCCACATGGGGCATGAACCCCACTCAAATTCTTCAAGGCAAGCTCACTTACGCGGGCATCGTCATCACCGCCATCGGTGCTCTTGGCCGTCTCTTCGGCCTGCATCTTCCTACCGAGGAAGCTCAGGGCATGGTGGCTCTCACGGCTGCCAACTGGGACACCATCGCCGAGTTCGGTGGTCTGGCCACCGCCGCCTATGGCCGTCTCCGCATCAACAGGAGGAAGCCATGACCAGCGACCAACTGGCTCAAGGCATCATTCGGCAGGCGAGCCGGTTCATTGGCCTGCGCGAGGTCAAACCCAACGCAGACTGGGACAATCCAAACACGCCCGGCAATGATCGTGCTCTGGTCGATGAACTGCGTTCACTGATGCGCCAATCGCCATGGGAACCCGGCTGGGCCTATTGCGCGGCGTTCGCTGAAGGCATGGTGCTCGCCGCCTTGCGTTCGCTTGCGGCCACGCCTGATCAAATCAAACGCTGGCAGGCAACGATGACGCCACACTGCGTCACCAGTGCAGCCAACTTTCGCAATCTGAGTCTTCTCTCCGAGAGTGCCGTGCCAGGTTCCATCTGGCTCGCGCGTCATGGCAACACCAGCAATGGTCATGCCGGCATTGTCACTGCTGTTCGTGGGGTGAGCATGTCCACTATCGAGGGCAACACCTCACTCGATCCAAGTTCAGATGCTAGAGAACGCGAGGGCGACTGGATCACCAATCGCATCCGATTCCTCAAAGGCAGCGGCACGCTCAACACGCTCGGATTCATCACGCCAGCCTCCATCGTCAAGCTCATCGGTGCATGACCCAGCCACGTTATGATTCCACCATCAGCCTCGGGCATGTCGTGCAGATCCTGTCGCTCGTCATTGCTGGTGCCACAGCCTGGGGCGTTCACACCAGCACGCTGCGCCACCTGGAACTGTTGCGCAACGAGGACCGCCAGCGCATCGAATCTCACGAGGTCAAAATTAACATGCTGGAGCGTGTCACTGATGTGGTCAAAACGGACGTGAACTACATCCGCCTCGCCGTTGATGAGATCAAACACGACGTGAAGGACGCGCAGCGTTGACAGCTCACGCCGCTCATGGCGCA